ATTGATGAGGGGATTGTGAGCTCAGAACATTCTCTGGCTCTTTCTAAATGATGTTGTCTATTTTGTTTCAGCTTTTCATAACGTCCTTTAGCTGTATCTTGGATGAATGAAAGGTCGTTATTTTTTTCCATTAACTAATGTTTAATCCTGACCCGCCGGTAGGAATGTTCAAACCCGATGTCGTTTGTAAACTTTTAGTGCCTCTTCTTCTAACTTTGGCTAATCTTTTTTCTTCAGATAATTTATCATCACCAGTTTTTAATCTAGGGGCTACCTCATCTCCTACTGGGGATGATACTGGTGCGGGTACTGGTGGCGGTGTTGGAACCGGTGCCACTTTTGGGCTTCCAAAACACATATATAATAATCTCCTACGTTATGTTTAATCCAGAATTTTGTCTAGCTTGTATTATAGAAAGCTTGTTTGTATAAGCATTGCTTTGTCTCTTTCCGCCTCTATTAGATACTTGCTGTCGTCTGTTACTTTTACCATTCTTTTTCTTATTCTTTTCTTTATCAAGGTCAGAGTCGTGTTCAAATTCATTATCTGACACTTTGCTTATAGCTCCTCTTTCTTCTAGCATACTTATCCCCTTACCCATTCCTCTCATGCCACACATTATGATGGTATATTTAACCCAGAGTTCTGAGCTTCATACGCTGCTATACGCTGGCGTCTTGCTTCTCTCCTTGAAACTTTAAGCTCATCTCTTTCTCTATTTTGGTCCTTAACTTTATTTCTTCTATCAGCGTTTCGTTTTAGCATTCCTACTGGGGTAGTGTCTTCCCATATTCTTCCAAGACTTTTAGCTGTTCTCTTTGGATTTAATATACCAAAAGATAAATCGCTACTACACATTATGAGTCTCTCTCCTTTAATAGGTTGATAAAACGGACAACATCTCGTTGTCCAGCTTGGAAGTAAATGTCTTTAACTTCATTTCTAATATCAGGTGATTTCTCTGGGTACACTTCATTCAATAATTTAATAAGTTGCGGTACCGTCTTAGGAAGAGTTATTTCTTCTGGGTCTTCACCCTTAATATCTTTTATCTTCATGTTTTATCCTTCTAAAACGGGTACTTTAAGTCCATAGCTTACCAGTAACCGTTCCTTTGTTATATTCTGTCGCCCTATTCTCAAAGAAATTTGCATGTTCCACACCATTTAGTATCCAATCTAACCAGTCTAAAGGATTATCTTTAACTTTATAATTAGTCTTTAATGATAATTGTAACAAACGTCTATCAGCTATATATCTTATATACTTTTTAACTTCTTTAGGTTCAAGGCCTCTAATCCCACCTTGTTCAAATGCTAAATCTATAAATTTATCCTCTAGTTCAACCATATCTCTACAATTTTGATATAAAGTTCCTTTAAATTTATCATTCCATATCTTAGGATTCTCCTTAATCAATGTTTTAAATAACTTAATCATACTTTCTACATGGTGAGACTCATCTCTTATAGACCATGTTACAATCTGACACATCCCTTTCATCCTACCAAATCTTTGAAAATTAAGTAGCATTACAAAAGATGCAAACAGTTGAAGTCCTTCTCCAAATGCTGAGAAACAAGCAATGTCTCTGGCTAACCCCTCTACTCCAGCACCTTTGTCTTTAAATAAGTATGTATGTTTATCAGCCATCTCTTTATACTCTTGAAATGCTTTATATTCTTTCTCTGGCATTCCTATTGTGTCATTAAGTAAAGAGTAACTATGTACATGGTTCGCTTCAGCTGCTGCAAAAGCGGTCAACATCATTCTAACTTCAGGGGGTTTAAATTTAGGGATGTATTTATCAAGGTATCCTTTAGCTATGTCTATGTCCCCTTGTGTAAAGAATTTAAGTATCTGGTTAATAAGATTCTTTTCAGACTCAGTTAGTTTATCATTCCAATCTCTAACATCTTCATGCATTGATATTTCAGACGGCAACCAGTGCATCTTTTGTTGTAAGTCGTATGCTTGAAAAGCCCAATCATAATCAAATGGTTTATAATAAAGACGCTCTTTAAATAAGCTCACCCTTCACACCCCGTGCACTCAGCATCCGGTATAACAGTTCTTTCTATTTTTTGTGATACTAACTCAGCTCTTTTAATTGCTTCAGAGCGACAGTAATACATTGTTTTTAATTTACGTTTCCAAGCTAACATGTGTATGTTATGTAATTCTTGAATATCTACATCAGCTGGTACAAATACATTAACTGATTGGCCCTGACATATAAACTGCTGACGGTCAGCGGCGTGTCCAATAACCCATTGTTGGTTTATTTCTATCGCTGTCTTAAACACATCTTTCTCATAATCAGATAAACCTTTAATGTCTAACACTGAACCTCTGTTTGCCAGTATCTTTTTCCATGTCTTATCATCATTCATTCCTTTGTTTTCTAATATTTTTTCTAAATGTTTATTCTTGACTAAAAAGGAACCCGACATTGTTTTTTGTACATAAGCATTTGCTCTAAATGGTTCAATGGATGGAGATGTTGTGCCGCATATAATTGAGCTAGAGGCATTAGGAGCAACAGCTAATAGATGAGCGTTGCGTAATCCAGTGCCTTCCATGTCTGGTGCTTCACCTTTCTTAATGGCCAGACGCCTTGATTCTCTTATAGCTTCTTCTTTAATATGTCTGAACATCTGCATGTTAATAGTTTTCGCTGTTACAGATTCATACGGAATAGATTTAGATTGTAAATAAGAATGAAATCCCATAGCCCCAAGACCTAAACTACGCTCATTAATAGCTGAGTATTTAGCCCGGAATAGAGTATCAGGTGAATCATCTATGAAGTTTTGTAGAACGTTATCTAAGAAATGTATCAAATCAGGAATGAACATTGGGTCTTTCTTCCATTCATCATATTTTTCTAAATTGACGGAAGATAAACAACAGACTGCTGTTCTTGATTCATTGGTAGGAAGAGTAATCTCAGTACATAAATTAGAATGATGTACTTTAAGACCTAACTCTTTTTGAGGTTCAGGTAATTCACTGTTAATGGTATCACTGAATACTAGGTATGGTTCTCCAGTGGCCACGCGATTCTCTAAGATGCGTTGCCATAAATCTCTGGCTGAAATAGTTCTAACTATCTTGTTTGTGTGTGGGTCAATTAAATTCCAGCTATCATCATAAGTGGGTTCTTTAACACAGTTCTCTATTAATTCCATAAAGGAATCAGGGATATTAACACCATGATGTAGATTAAGACATTTACGATGCACGTCACCACCGCTTGGCTTACGCATATCTAAAAATTCTATTATCTCAGGGTGGCTTACGTCCATGTAAGCGGCATAACTGCCCCTTCTAGTCTTTCCTTGTGAGAAGGCAAGCATCTCTGAATCTACTACATGTAGAAACGGGATTGACCCTGAGCTTTGTGACCCATGACTTGTTGCTGTTCCATCAGAACGTACGTGTCCCCAATAACCACCAATTCCACCACCCACAGAAGCCAACCATGCATTCTCTGTATAGTGCTCGGTTAATCCTTCACGACTATCCGGCACATAATTTAAAAAGCATGATATAGGTAGTCCTTTACTGGTCCCCGCATTGGTTAGTATGGGTGTAGAATACATAAACCATAGCTTAGATGCATATTTATAAATACGTTCAGCCATATCTTCATTATCTGAAAATGCTTTGGCTGCTCTATAAAAAGCTTCTTGCGGTGATGCCTCTTCAGGTAGCAAGTACCTATCATGTAAGGTGGTCTTGCCAAATGAAGTTAGTAAGTCATCGCGTCCATAGTCTATCATTATATCTCCTTATTCGGGTAAGTCTAAAGATGAGGTGTCATCCGCATCCATTAAATTTTTTACTTGTAGTATTCTCCTTTCTATATACTCACGGGCTTTCAACAAGTCTTCCAATTTCTCACCCCAAGCTTTATGTTTATAACGCCAGCGACATAAATATTTAATAGCGTTGGCCTCACAATATGGAATATTATTTTCCATAATGAATACCACCGGCTCTATTTTATATCGTGCATAGTGTTTGGGCTTGCTTATCTTATCTGCCATAGTTTCACCTTCTTTGTTTTTCTATTATAATCACCTTTACGTAAAATGCGGGCCACTCTAGCTTGTTGAATAGCTTCATCTTTTGTATATCCTTTATCAAGGTATGCTTTCAAGACCAGATGCCACAATTCTTTTAGTGGTTTATTCGGGTCTCCACCTAATATCTTATCAGCTGACTTGGGCCCAACACTAGGTAGCCCAGTGTAACCATCCACTGTATCACCCATTAATGTTTGCATCATAAACCAATAATCAGCTTCTCCGTTGGTAATATTTTTAAATGTCATACCATCGTCTGAAACTGCACACGGTATCTGACGCATGTCTTTGTCAATAGATACAATAATTTTATCAAACTCAAAGTATGGGTCAGATGTTGTAGCCATTATTCCCAGAACATCATCAGCTTCTAAACCATCCCAGACTTGTGCTTTATATTTATCTATTAAATATTGACGCAACACTGGTAATATTAAAGGTTTTCTTTTTTGTTTTCTATTGTCTTTGTAAGATGGTAATACATCTTTTCTAAAATTATCATGGGATGTTAAAGCTATCCTAATATTTTTAGCATTCAATGATGATTTTAAATTTGCTATGTATGCATCTACTTCGCTTTTACATTTATCTTCATAGCAATGTAAAGTCCAGAGACCATCTCCCCAGTTCACTGCTTCTTCATTTTGTAGTGCCACTTTATATAATAAAATATCACCATCCACTAACAACACCCGTTTTTTTGTATAATGGGTACTGTTTTGATTTAATCTATCAATTCTTCTTTTCATATTAATGTGTCTCACTCCAATTATGTCCAATTTTATATTTCCCCGTAAGAGGAATCCTTAATTTAAAATGTTTACCAGCTGTCTCAATAGATTCAACAGCCATCTTACCCACCTTTTCAGCACACAATGTTGGTGCTTCTATTTGTATTTCATCGTGCACCCAGATAACTTGTCTGTAATTTGGACAGCGTTTGGATTGTTTACTAAATTCAACCAACCATTGCTTACAAACTAAAGCCCCACTAGATTGTAGTAGTGTATTCAAAGCTGCATGCTCTGACCTGACCTTTATACGCCTTCCATCTAATCCCTTGATGTATCCTTTAGATGATGAAGCTTGTACTGCTTCTATTAATTTACTTAATGCTGGTAGGTTATTTAAAAATCTTCGTTTTATATTACTGGCTTCTTTAATAGATTTACCAGTTACTTCAGCTATCTTTTTAACACCACCACCATAAAGGAAGCAATAATAAAATCGTTTAGCTAATTCTCTAGTCTCTAATCCAGCCATCTTCTGAGTTTCAGTGTGTATATCACCCTCAGTAACTACCTTTCCGTACGCCCCCTTGTCATATAGAGCCATATAATGAGCTAACATACGCACTTCTAGTCCAGCAATATCAACACCAATAAGCATGTTACCATCGGCCACTTTAAATAATTCCCTACATTCTTTACCATAAGGAACAGTGACACTAGGCACTTGGGCTAAGTTTGGGTAAGCATGGGAAGCTCTGGCCGTTACGGTAGAGTTTGTATTACAAGTTCCATGAATTTTATCTCCGACGACGCACTTCAACCACGCTTGATTACCCGTTGCTAACTGTGCAATTCTTTTATCTAATAGAAAATGCTCTGCTAATAATTTAGCTTCCGGATAATCTAATTTAGATAGTATAGCATCATCCATTTTAGGTTTCCCATCAGCTGTAAAAACTTCTGGGGCATAATCATATTTTATTTTTAATCTATCAACAACATGCTGCCTACTTGATGGATTAAATGTTATCTTTTTTTCTTTATAAAAAACTTCACCTTTAACATATCCCTTTGTTTTATTGTTTACTTTAGGTATGAAAGGTGTTCGCTCAATCACTGGTGGAAATAATTCTTGTAAGTCTTCTGCGATTGATAATCGTCTAGCATTTAATCTCCCATATAATTTTTCTCCTTTAGTTTTATCAAACATAAAACCTTGTTGTTCTTGTTTAAATATTAAAGTGGCCACTTCATGTTCCAACACCATAGCTTCACAAGAATAACCCTTGCGTTCTATGGCTGTATATAAACTGGCATTAACAAGTACATCTTGTTTACAATATTCAATAAGTTCTGGTGTACATTCTTTCCAATCTGTTTCATAAGTTTTTTTCTGAACACCAATCCGATGACCCCAAGCTTCTAAGCTGTGTCTTCCTATTAATTTATTTGGAAACTTTTCACCGCGCTTAAAGTCGGCGTCTTTTATATCAGGGAATAATAAACGGGTAGCAACAATAGTATCAAACACTTTTCCATGTGGTTTAAAATTATAAATCTTTTCAAGAACCGGAACATCAAACTTAATAACATTATGTCCTATAATTAAATCTGCGTTGGTTAATTTTTTAAGTGCGTTTTTATTAGAATCATGTATTACTTTTTTAGTATCTAAATCATATAATATAATACAGTGGACCTTAGTGACATCAGCTAACAATCCGTCAGTTTCTATGTCAAATATATATCTCTTCATTACTTCTCCATCTTTATTTTACGCTTCTTTTTTACATACTCATCCCAAGTATCTTTAATACGACACTCATGTGATTCTAAATCTACATACAAAATCCTAACACCCAACTGTTTACCAAGCTTATTAGTTATACGGGAGCGTTCCCAACCTTTTTTAGTTCGGCTTACTACTTTGAAATCTACAAATAAAGTCTTGTGTGTAACTCTATGTATGGCCACACAATCTATCACTCCGTGTGGCGCAACATTGGGGAACACCCAGTAACCTTGTTTGATTAACCACGCCTCACCAATAAGCTCACCCGCGTGTCCTTTCTCATTGTGTTTCATGTGTAAAAAACTCTACGCCAGAGATAAGACCTCGTTATGGACACCACCATAAATACTAATGAGATGGTCAACATATCCGTAAATTCTGGATACAATCCATAGAATGGAAAAATAAATATTTGAATTAATACTGCAAGAATATATCCAGAACCAATATCAATGGTACTATGCATTAAATGCTTTTTCCTTGTCATTTTTTTACTCCACTGTAATTTTTACTATTTTTTTAACTACACTAAATGGGATGATAGTGGTATTACCAACCTCATTAACAGTCCCATCCTCATTAAAATTAAAATCACTGGCTAACTTATAAATATCTTTATCATCAGATATTAACCAGCCACTTGATATACATAATGGTAGAGTATCTTTCAATAAATCTGATACATCTCTCCAATTAGAATCAGACTCAATATCATTCCAATAAATCATAACAAATGGATAATTTATATTAGATAATTTAGGTACATATTTCTTCTTCATTAATTAAGTGGCACTCTCCTTACCATTATTTGTAAAGCCCGACCATCACCGGCGGATACCAGAGCGTCTAATGCTTTGTTAATTACTACTTCAGCTTCATGTGTGGCCACCTCAATATAAACATCTCTGTCAGATGTTGATGCTTCCATTAAAGCATCTAATACAATACTGGACCAGTTAAGTGTTTGTATGTGGTGTTTCTTAGGCATTGCCCCATCAAAAATCGTTTTGTTTATCTCCATCGGTTTCTTTTAAACATCCTGTCTCTAAATCATAATATAAAGTACCAGCATGTCCGGTTTCACCGCTGAATCTGTTCTTTAATATATTAACTTTCGCTAAGTTCTTATCAGATTGCAAGTCTCTCGACATACTTATAATCATATCAGATAATTGTCCTATTGATGCTGACCCACGCAAACTATTCATGGACACAGCAACCCCGTCTTCATATCCTTTATTCCCTTCCGGCCTACGCAAGTGACTGACTAATATTATTCCAATACCAGTCTCTTCTACTAAAGTTCTTAATTTACTAACAGTATAATCAATTAACTTACGCTCATCACTGGTAGTCTCATCACCCACAGCTGATAAAGCCATGTGTAAGTGGTCTAATATAACAAAATCACATCCACATCCTTTGGCTAAATATCTAATCTTAGATAATAAATTAGCACTGGCTGTGGCTCCGAAGTGATTATATAAATAAAACTTCCCACTACCTATCGTCTTGTCAAATACCTTACGCAAATCATCTGCATTAACAGTAGATAACCCCATGTGTAATGGTTCTTTCATTGCAATCCCCATTATACCTAGAGCACTCCGCTTCACAGACTCTTCCAAAGCTATATAACCGACCGAAAATTTTTTCTCCAAAATGTGAAGTGCTATATGTCTGCAAAATGAGCTTTTACCTACACCAGTACCGGCCGTGACAGTGACAAGTTCACCTTTGCGTAACCCGTGCGTCTTAGTGTTAATACATTCAAACGGGTAATCAACAGTCACTTTATCATCATCTTTTATTATGTCTTCCCAGATATCAGCTCCCGCTACGATACCATCGGGGCGGTATGCTCTGGCACTCCAGACACAGTTTATTAATTCTTTGCTTTTACCTTTAACTAACATTTCATTAGCATCTTTAAGAGGTAAGGTGCATATCTTCGCTTTGTTAGGTGAGAATAATTTTGCACATTCCAAAGCTGCTTCTTTACCAGCATCATCTTGGTCAAACATCAACACCACACTTTCAAATCCTTCCAACCATTCTAATTCTTTAAGTAAATCTCTGCGTGCTCCTTTGGCCCCAGTCTTTATACTTACCACTGGATATTTATTATCATTAATAGAAGATACCGACAGACAATCTATTTCACCTTCCGTGACAATAACCATCTTACCTTTATCACGCCATAAATTTTGGCCAAATAATTGAGCATCACTAGCTGACCCTATCCATTGAAATGTTTTATCAGGATAACGCAATTTTTGTGCTATGACTTGTCCATCAGCATTATAATAATTAGCAATGTGTACTGGTTTATTATTACTGGTCCCAATTTGATAATTGAATTTGCCACAAGTATCGTGGTCTAGTTTCCGTTTGGTAAGTGGGGTGATAGTGCCTTCAACGAAAGCATCTTGTAAGGTAGGTTCTTTTGTTGTCATTCGGTCTCCATTTTCAAAATGTTGTTTGTGATATCCACATCCAAAACAATAGACATGCCCGTCACTATACACCCCTAGATTATCTTTAGAACCACAAGCCGGACATGGCTGGTGATGTAGAAATGTACTTTCGTCAGTAGTGTGCATTTTATTTAGCATCGTGGGGTACTCGCCCGTCACTAGCTTTTTCTACTAACAATTCAAATTGCTTTAGCATGCTTCTTTTATTCTTTGCTGCAAGCTTATGTAATAAAGTATGAGTCTTTTTAGTGACCCTTACTTGTGTATATTCTTTCATTTTTTCTCCATTTCAATATATAAGATATTTATATAAGGTGACTTTAGACTACGCCTCAAAGAGGAAGAGGTTTCAAATGTCCAAAGTCACCCAACAAACAACCTATCGCATAAGCTCTGATACATCAAAGCTAGGCGATGCGGAATCAATCACATCTCTGTGACCAATACATTCTACAACGGGATAATCACTTTTAAGGTTATCACAAAGTTTTCGTAGTGATTTAAACTGCTTAAAAGTATAGTTGCAATCTGGTTTTCCTTTATTTGATTGACCACCAATAAGACAAACGCTTATTGATATATTATTTTTTATCTCTGTTTCCCTATCATTCAACATTACGCTAGATTGATTGATGTCTTTTCCATCTTCTATTTTGCCATCACGCTTAATTATTTTATGAAATTGACAGCCAAACCAACCCTCTTTACGGTCTTGTTTTTCTAATTCTTTATAACCAATATTTTCATCTGGTTTAGTAAAAGAATCCGTTATTACAATATATTTTGTTTTCTTTCTTTCATTCCTATATGTCATATCCAATCCTTCGGTATGTGTTTATCCGCATAGTGAAATCCATATCTCTCACACCACATGCCATAGGTTGTTTTGCTTTTTTTACTAATTCTTGATTTTGAATTACTAAATATAAATCTAATATCTAAATTCGGATATTGAGCTCTAACTAATTTCATCTTCTGTCTATCCGCTGTTGTGAATAGACCCTTAGTCTCAATAAAAATTTTCTGGACCGGAAGGAAGAAGTCAGGGGTATAAGTGTGTTCTTTTTCAGGTTTAATATATTTTAATTTAGAACCTTCATAAGAAAATATAACACCGTTGACTGCTAATTCCTCAGCAATCACTTCTTCCAATCCAGACCGGAAGCCATACTTGAGGCCAACTTGTTTAGAAGTCAGCGGCTTTTTCTGGCGTATCTTTTTCAACGACATCGGCTTCTGGCTCCTTATGTTCATATCCTTCTTGTTCATCAAAGCCGTAGCCCTTTGCATTACCGCTACCACCTTCAACAAGTTTTAATATTTGCACTGCTCTTAATCTCATAGATACACCGGCTCCAACCATAGCTGTATAGTATGGAATGAGCTCAGCACTTACTTTAATTTCAGAACCGGACCAGACATTAGCGTCTGTCATTGGCTTCCCTTTAGCATCAAATAACGCCACCCTATTAGGGATGATGGTGCCGTCTTTAGTGACAATTTTAGCTTTGCATTTAAACTTAAAGATTACATTGCCGGTAAGATTACCTTCAGCGTCAGTCTCTTCAGAATAAGGTGCGTCAGCTTCCTTTATTTTTTTGCCCTTAGCTTTTTCTTTTGCCATAACAACAGAAGCTGTTCGCACTCTGTCAATATCATTCATAAGCTCAGTAGCTTCTTCAGTCTTTACAATTAAATTAGTTTTGTAATGACCATTTTCATCAAAGCGTGTATCGGGGGCGGTCAACCAAGCATATTGGCTGACCCCTACTGGTGATA